TCAGTCGTAGAAGATAAAAATTATTGATAGTAACTTAAACAAAAAACAAATGACAACACAATTCAAAGTAGAAAAAGGCACATTAGATGGTAGACCAGCAGTAGACCCAAACGCATTATACCTCGTAGATTTCACAAAAATCACATCGGTAAATGATTTAGTTTTAATCTTAGCTTCAATGGGTATTAGCTTCCCTGCTACACACCCACACTTTGAGCAGGTTAAACAATTTTTGAATTTGGATAATCCTATTCATCTAAACCAAGAAAGACCGGTAGAATCAAAGGAAATAAGTTTACCTAAATTAAAACCTTTAAAGTAATGGAAGAACAAAAGTATCAACCTCTATCTTATACGGAGTTTGTAGAATTGAAAAACCAATTGGATAGAATAACGGTAAACATACCCGAATCCGTAGCACCATATTTGTGGGATAACTACAATCGTATCAGAGCCGTTTCACAACCACGTCCTTGTATGTGTCAATCATCAGCATCACTTTGGATTGGATGTGTGAACTTTCTGAAAGAGTGGATTGAATCTAAATTGAAATAAAATGGAGGTAAGTGGTAGTATGGAACAACAATGCGAAATAAGATTGAGTAATCTCTATAAAGAGTCTCATTCGTGGTTACTACAAACTGCTCATAGGATTACAAAGAATAAATTAGAAGCAGAGGATTTAGTTGGAGAGCTCTATGAGTATCTCCATCTAAAAAAGAATAAGAAATTGTTTTGGGGACAGAGTTACAATATTGGTTATTGCCAGAAGTATTTGAAACACCGTTACCTAAACAAAACAAAGAAGTTAAACCGAACCGTTTACTTTGAAACCATTTTTGACAACAATACAGAAGATGTTGAATATGATTTGGAAAAGGATTTAGCAATTCAGAAAGCATACGACGAGGTAATGGAAGAATTAAAAAGGTTAGAAACAACAAAGAATTGGCCTCAATCAAAGATTGCCCAATACTATTTCTTCTCTGATAAGACAATGGAAGAAGTAGCAAAGGACATTAAAATAAGTAAATCAACAACATATCTCGCAATCAGAAAGATTAAAGAGCATATGAAACAGTTATTAGATAATCCATTTGATGAAACTAGATAGAACCTGCTATAAATGCGGAACAGATTTTGTATTAAAACCAACACAGAAATCATCTAACATATGTCCACAATGTAAAAGAGAATATCAAAAAGGAATAGAGAATAAGAAATCAAAGGTAGCATTAGAAGGATATAAAGAACCTTACCCATACGATGAAAAGGCAAAGATGCATAGATTTAGTAAAATTAGAAAGCATTTGGATAAGGTAGAGAAAAGAGAAGATTGGCAACAATTCTTCAAAGAGCAACTCTACAAATTGGAAACAGATGATATTGCAGTTCTTAAATGGATATACGATAGAAGAGGACATAATGAAACGCAAGAGATGATAGAGAACCCACATAAAAAAGATAAAGAAAGTTATGAAGACACAAGAACAACACACAACAACAACAAATCCTGGTTTGATTAAAGAAACCACATTATTATTAGGAGATTGTTTAGATAAACTAAAAGAGTTAGAAGACAATAGTATAGATTCGGTAGTGACTGATAGTCCTTATGGATTATCCTTTATGGGTAAGAAATGGGATTACGATGTTCCATCAACCGAAATATGGGAAGAGTGTATGAGAGTTCTTAAACCAGGTGGACACTTATTATCATTCGCAGGTAGTAGAACTTATCACCGAATGGCAGTAAGGATTGAAGATGCAGGGTTTGAGATTAGAGACCAGATTATGTGGATATATGGTAGTGGGTTTCCTAAATCCCACAACATAGGTAAAGCAGTAGATAAGATAGGTGGTAAATCTATTGGTTGGTTTGGACAATGGTTGAGAGATTGGAGAGAAGAGAACAACATAACACAGAAAGAGATTGCAAAGCTATTCCCATCTAAAACAGGTGGATTGACAGGTTGTGTAGCAAATTGGGAACTAGGATTAAACATACCAACAACAGAACAATTTAATACTATAATTGAAAACTTTGACTTACCTTTTGAGAATATAGAAGAATTAGAAAGAGAGATAGTAGGAACAAAGAATAGTGCTTGTTTTGGAAATGAAGATAGACATACCATAGGTGCAAGTAAATCAGTAGAGGTAGATATAACAAAAGGCAATAGTGAATGGGAAGGTTGGGGAACTGCATTAAAACCCGCACACGAACCAATCGTTATGGCTAGAAAACCAATAGTTGGAACAGTTGCGAATAATGTATTAGAATACGGAGTAGGTGGTATAAACATAGATGGTTGTAGAGTATCATATCAAAGTGAAGCAGATGAAAAATCATCTATACCAGGTAGTAATGTAGTAAATGAAAAGAATAGTATGTTTGGTATAAATGGAGAAACATATGAACATAATACAGAAGGCAGATTTCCAGCAAACATTATATTAGATGAAGAAGCAGGAAAGATATTGGACGAACAAAGTGGAGATAGAGGAAATGGTTGGAAAAAGAATTATGGAGCAACTGACTATAATGGTAAGCAATATGATAGTTCAACTCAACAATGTGTATTCGGTGGTGGATTTACAGGAAAGAATACATACGCAGATAGTGGTGGAGCAAGTAGGTTCTTCTATTGTCCCAAAGCATCAAAGAAGGATAGAGATGAAGGATTAGAAGTAGAAGCAAAAGTAATCAAAGGTAGAGATGAAGGACAAGATAAGATGGCAGTAGCATACAAAGCTAGACCAACTGAAAGACAAAACATTCACCCAACGGTAAAACCGACAGACCTAATGCAATACCTTATTCGTTTAGTGACACCCAAAGGAGGGATAGTGTTAGACCCTTTTATGGGTAGTGGTTCAACTGGCAAAGCAGCAATCAAAGAAGGAATGATATTCGTAGGTATAGAAAGAGAAGATGAATACTACCAAATAGCAAAACAAAGGATAGAGCACGAACAGAATAAGAATGCACCCAAACATAACTTTTGGTAGGTTTAACTACAAATGAATATATCCTATGTTATTATTAAATAATACTAAATAATATGGCATTTCAAAAAGGACATAGTTTATCAAAGGGGAGACCCAAAGGGGCAGTAAATCGTTCCACAGAGGAAATGAAACTGACGATAGCAAGAGCAGTAAATAATACACTCAATACGCTATCGTCAGATTTAGAAGAGATAAAGAAGAGAGACCCCGAAAAGGCAATGGATTTAGCATTAAAGCTAATGGAATATGCATTACCTAAATTGAGTAGAACAGAGATGAAAGCTGAAATAGAACAGAGAGTTCAGCAGATAAACATAAACATAAACAAAAGTGGAAGTAACGATTGATACAACAATCACATTTGAACATCTGTTAGAATCTAAAAGCAGGGTTACTCAGCACATAGGGGGAACTCGTAGTGGGAAGTCCTATGGGATACTCCAATTTCTCATTGTAAGGGCGTTAGAATCAACGCAAACCATTACGATAGTACGAAAGACCATTCCATCTCTAAAACGAACTCTAATCAAAGATTTTAGTGATATACTAAAAGGATTAAATCTATGGAACGAAGATGGTTTTAATATATCTGATAGAGTATATCGTTTGGGTAGTTCTACTATTCAGTTTGTCAATTCTGATGACCCTGAAAAGCTTAGAGGTCTTAAATCGGATATACTGTTTATTGATGAAGCTTCTGAAATAGATGAGGAAAGTTATTTTCAGTTGAGTATCAGAACAACAGGTAAAATCATATTAGCTTATAACCCTACTATATCTCCTTACCATTGGTTGAGGCAGATGAATGATTGTGAGAAGTATGTAACAACATATAAAGATAATCCGTATCTACCAAAGGAAATGGTAGAAGCGATTGAAGAATTAAAAACAAAAAACCCTAAATACTGGAAAATATATGGACAAGGCGAGTTTGCAGCAAATGATAAAGCTGTATTTGAGTTTGAGTTGGTTGATGATTTTGATGCTGATTTCATTGCCTTTGGCATTGACTTTGGGTTTAGTAGCGACCCCTGTGCTATGGTGGCAGTATATCGTAAAGATACAAACATCTATTTGGAGGAAGTATTTTATGAAAAAGGTATGGTTACTAATGACATCGTTAGAAAACTCCAAGAGAACCAAATAGATAAATCCTATGAGATATGGGCAGATTCTGCTGACCCTCGTTTGATTGAAGAGATATACCGTAATGGTTTCAACATAAAGCCTGTAAAGAAAGGAGCTGATAGTATCAACTTTGGAATATCAGTAATGAAGAACCATAAGATACACATACTCAAATCATCACAGAATATAATAAATGAAATGTATGCTTACGAATACATAACTGACAAGTATGGTTATGTAACTGATAAACCACAAGGTGGATTAGACCACGCAATAGATGCAGCAAGATATGCTTGTATGATGAAGTTATCAGAGAAAGCAAAGAGTAAAGGAAGTTACGCAATATCAATAGGTAAAAATAGATTCTAATGGAACAAACATACTCATCGGAAGAGATAAGACAACTCCTACTATATGTAAAGGAGATGCAAGATGTAAATGAGGATTTAAGAGCAGGTATTATAGCAATGCAAGCTAAACTAAACAATGAAGAAGCAAAGGTAAGGAAACTAACTTTACTATTAGCACAATTCACAAATGTAAATTAACAATTGTAAACTATGAAAAAGGAAATAAAGATTGAAGTCCCAAACGATTACTCTGCTATCTCATTGAGGAAATACCTACAAATGCATAGAGATTTAAAAGTGTATGAAGATGATGAAGAAGCTAAACTAGCTACTCTATTCTATCACCTATGTAATGTAGAGCCAGGTATATTAAGTAAAATAGATTCATCTGTATTCATTCAGATAAGAGAACAACTACTATCATTTGTAGCACAAGAGAACTTTGATTTACAACCCTTTGTAGAGATAAATGGTAAAACATACGGATTTGAACCTAACCTATCTCAAATAGCTTACGGTGCGTATGTGGATATATCTAAATACAAAGAACTTAAAATAGATGAGAACTGGCATAAGATAATGGCAATCCTATACAGACCTGTAACGAAGACAATAGGTAAACTATATGAGATAGAACCATACACAGGACAAGAAGAATCTGAACATTGGAATGATGTAAATATGGAAGTTCATTTTGGTGCTCTGTTTTTTTTTATCAATTTGTCAAAGGTCTTATCGAGAAATATCCTGAAATCTTTGAGTCAGAAGGAGGGGATAGCTCCCAACATCAAATCAATTTTGGAAAAAAGTGGGGCTCTTATCAATCAATTATCACGCTCACAGGAGGGGAACTCTTAAAGATAGATGATGTAGTAAAACAACCATTGGAGAAATGCTTGTT